AATATATGTTATTTGACGAGCAGATTTACAATAAATTATTAAATATACACGGATTTTTAATAATTATAGGAATCCTCCTGGAGGTTGCATAACGCTGTAAGGGTTAACTACGAATTATTGTGATGTTGTTATTTTAGGAAATATCCTGAATTTGAAAAGTCGCAGCAAATCCCGCAACACTTTATTATATGTTATTATATTATAACATATAATTTTAACATATAATAACCAGTAATGCCATTTGGATTTAGTTTTGGAAGTGATATTACAAAAACGGTTACGAGTGATGGTGCTCAAGTTACATTTAAAGTAACTTACCCTAGCCTCCGCCCGAATGAATATGGTAGTGATAGTAAAAGACGTGACATAAGTGAGAAATTTATACAACGTGCTCAGGATGAGGTGAGAGAGTATTTGAAAAAAAAGGACCCCAAATCGTACCCATCAGTCGATGAGAAAAATGTTCGTAGAATGGGTAAGGGAAATGTTACTGATAATACTACGCTATTAGATAAGATTGCGTATGCATCGCTAAGTAAGTATTCGTTGCATTTCAAGGATGGTGAGAAAGTTGAAAAGGTAACATCCACAAATAATGGTAAGACCAATTGTTTGCTTGATTTAATTGGGGGGAATCTGAAAAAAACTACAAGTGGGACAACCGGGGGGTGGCATCAAGCTAACTCAGAAATAGGGAACGACGAAGTAACAGTTACATTTGAGTTTGATTTTTCAAATGTGCATGAAAACAAAGATCTATTAAAATGGCAAGGTAAAGTACCTGAAGAACCTGAACGACGATCGGAATCATCGAATTATGATCCATACGCTATTGGCCCAGCGAGGGGTGACATAGGTGACAATCCAAATCCCCACCCGGACGACGTGATGAGGAATCAAGCGGGTTCTACATCCAGAAATGTGCAAGTCGGTCCGCAGTCGTACAATGTCCCTGTCCCTCCCACTCCTCTTACCGCCGAGGAGGACGAGCGGGTCAAGTTTGCAAACCATATGAATGCTGGAATGTTTAAAATTAAAGAAGCAACTCCGAGCCGTTTTACATTAGAAGATGGACGAGCATTTTTCAGTTTTCCTGGCTTGCGTATATATTCTGAAAAAAAATGGGGCAGCAAACACGAGTTATTTTCTGCGGATAAAGGTCGGTTCAACACGAACGGGGGGCACTTTTATCCTTGGCAACGTGACGAATTACAAAGATCTTATGTAGATACCAATCAAATTCCTGCGGACGAGTGGTCTTCTCCCTCTTCACCCACGGCCGGAGGCAGAAAATCAACGCGACGCCGGCAGCGACGGTCAAATACCCGCCGTATAAAACAAAGGAAACAATCAAGGAAAAATCATACAAGACACCGCAAATCCATTAGAAAGTAAGATATTGTATTGTATTGTATTGTATTGTATTGTATTGTATTTAGAATCCGATGTCATAGTCATCATCCACCTTTCCAAGTCGAACCTTCTTCACATTATCCACACATGATTGTATCGCCAATTTCGGAATGCCGCATTTATCCGTATCAAGCCCAACCGACGAATTCGCCTTAAACGCTGCATCAATCTCTTCATTCACATCGGTGTGACGATACTCCACCGCCTCTTGTTTCATCATTTCGTCAATATTCACGAGTACCTGAAACGCACTTGTTCCATAATACCCTTCCTGGCCACACATCACATTCGCCGAAATACCGCGCATCGGGTCCAACTCCGCATGGCGCGCCGCCTTCAAGAACATCTCCGGGGTCTCTTCAAACGACGCCTTTGCAAGCGGGCCGATATCATCGCTGTTGATTCCGTGGCGGAAGATAGATATCATCGACGACGAAACAGTCATGCGGTCGCACAAGAGTGACACGTGATGATAATTGATGGGCGAGTCATCAAACACCTCAGCAAGTTCATTATATATCGCTTGGCGCGCGGCTTCAATACCAAACACGCGATACACTTCTTGAATATCGTTGCTGACCGTGCGTTTGGAGTCAATATAATCCAATCCGAGCATATGAACCAGGTTTGTACCGGTTGTATCCAGCACCCAACTGTCCTTCTTCGTATATATACCATCCGCCTTTACAAGCGTGTTCTTGATTTTGCGGAGCATCACCTTCTTAATACCTTTCACACCACGAAGCACGATATTGTTCAACAGCTGGTCCTGAAACGCTTTAATCATATAGATATGGTCTGACTGGTCCAGAGGATTTTGTTTCTGGCCGCCGCCGGCGCCTCCACCCGACTTCTTGCTCTGTGCAATATTTTCCATACGAAGGCGAAATACGAGATTGTCGTCGTTGTAATCCGAGAATGCACATGATACCTCATTTCCATAACTATTCTTGATTGCAAAGTGAATATCGTCCATTGTGAGTTTCTTATCCAACATAGCCTCCTGGTCAATCTTGATGCGAATAATCCACTTGGATTTAGAGGCGGATGCCGATGCCGATGCCGATGCCGACGCCGCCGCCCCTCCACCCCCCGGCATATCCGGAACACCGGACGTTCCCGCAACCACAGAATCACGCACACATTCTTCAATCAATTTCTCAAATTCCTGATATTGCGACATAACAGCACGGTCTTGTTCAACGAGAGTATTCAAATCATCCGGGTCAAAGCATACTTCAACGTACTCCACAACTTCCGCAAGCTTTGTGTGCTCGATAAGAGGAATGAATTCCTGGACATGTTCAGGTGTATTCTCGTCATCTTCCTTGAAATATACAGTAATCGATGGATTCTTTGGGTTTTCAGAAAGCGATAATATTTCTTCAATACGCGGCACACCACGAGTCGCATTCGACTTGGACGCAACACCGGCAGAATGAAACGTGTTCAAGGTCAGCTGTGTGGTAGGTTCGCCAATACTCTGCGCCGACACCATTCCCACCATTTCACCCGGCGCAACAATAGACCGCTTATACTGAAGATTGATAACACTTATGAGGATGGAAAGTGCACTCTTATTAAAACGCTTCACCAGAAGAAGCTCCTTCGGTGACAGATAATAGTAGTACATAACCTTGAACAGCATCGTTGGTGGTGCATAGTATAATGTCTCCAATTGGCGAAATCCCGCCGATATCATATCCATCGCTTCCAGAGGCGTAATATCCACCATTGAATTCTGGTTGATTTGTTGCTGGGCTTGAACATTATTGATAATATGTACGAATGAAACAGGCATCTGGACATTCTTGTTATCCAAGCGATTGAACACCCGCTCTATAATAAGGTCACGCATTTCAATCATGTAATCGATAAGGTCGCGGATTTTCTTCGTTGTCACCGCTTTTTCCTTCTTCATCTTCGCATAGGCTGTCTTCGTGAATGCAGTAACAGCACTCTCTTGCGTCTCGCTGGAATTGTCAAGCGGCATGTGAAAGTGGGCATAGATTTCATCCAGACTCATCGCGACGAGTGGCAGAGACTGGTTCTCGACCTTAATCGTGTCGATACCATCATCACCGTAGGTGAATTGGATGATGCGTTGTTTGCCGTTGCGGACGGTCATATCGTATTCCACTTTGAGGTCTTCCATGCCCTTGATGAGACGGCGCTGGATATATCCAGTGGTGCTCGTTTTAACCGCCGTATCAATCAGACCAATACGACCACCCATCGCGTGGAAGAACAACTCCTCCGGCGACAATCCCGAAATAAACGAACTCTCGATAAAGCCGCGTGCCAGAGGTCCATCATCGAACTTGTTGAAGTGCGGCAACGTCCTGCTGTCAAATCCGTATGAGATACGCTTGCCTTCAATCGCCTGCTGTCCAAGGCACGAAATCATCTGCGAGATATTCAAGTCGGTTCCCTTCGAACCCGAAAGCACGAGCCCGATGAATCGATTCGACGAGTTCAGACTTTTCGTTCCGATACCACCAGCCTCACTCGTCGCAGTATTCAGAATATTTGACACTTTTGCCTCGAACTCTGCCTCATTCGACTTCCCCGTCTTGTTCTCGAAAATCCCCAGATGGACTTGGTCGATAAGGTTCTTCACCTCCGTCTTCTTCTTTGTAATAACATCTATGATTTGCGTATTCGTCGTCTTATTCGCAATCAAATCGCTAATGCCAACACTATACGCGTGCGATTTCATGTATTCCGTAATGATATTTTGAAGACCGTCGATGAAGTCGGACGCTGCGATATTTCCGAAATCGTTGCAGACGCGCTGGATAAGGCCAACGCCGCCGCCACCAAGCACGCTCTTATCGATTTGACCGCGCATCATTCGCCCATTTCGGATTTCAACGACATTATTCGAGGTTGCGTAGTCTTCGTTCGGGTTCTTCTCACCGAACTGGCGCTTCTTATATTTCAGCGTCAACGGCGGCAGGATTTGCGAAAGGACGTCGAAATTGCTGACATCTTCGCCGCTCTTGAATAGCGTCTCATTCACACGAGGGTATGCCGCGAGCAAGTTCATCGCCTCCCTCGGCGTAAATTTGATATTTTCGCGTGTGAATAAGTAGGACCCGATCAGCGAGTCCTGGAACACGCCGATAATGGAACTATTGTTGGCAGGACTGATGAGTTGGTAGGGAACTGCAGCCAAGTGGCGCAACTCTATCTCGGACTCATCATCCTGCGGCATGTGAAGGTTCATTTCATCTCCCGATGAATATCCTCAAGGTTTCCCAAGAGGCCGGACTGTATCATAAGCGCGCTCTGAATGGCTAGTTCATCATCGCACACCAACACCGGTTCAGTCTCTGAGTGCCCTCCATAGTCTAACCTATACGCATATACATGCGCATTTTTCGACCGTAGGAAGTAACACTGCTGATTGCCCAATCCTTTACATTATTACCGTTGGGTTCGTCAATTAAACGAGTTCCTCGCAGATGTTTCCATCCGAAAGTGGTAGTAAAGGCTCTAAGGGGTTTCCAGCAACAAGGTGTTTTGCCAAAAGTTGTTTTTTTAAGTTATATATGAATTCAACGGCCATATTCTTACTTTCTTCTAAAGTTATATGAACACCGCCAAAATCAGTTTTTATTTTATTAATATAGACGTACCAACCATACTGAATATTATACCGGTTCAAAGGCTTTATCATATCTTCTACATTATTTTTGAATGCAGATAATTGAACATCTTTGAAACGAATATATTTTGTATCTCTGTAATGATTAATTAACCCATCGGACACTCTTTTTCTACTTTCATCTGAATGTGTAAAATCTGATTGTCCTCCAATTTTTAGGTTGTAACCATACGGAAATATACTTTTGTTTGAAATTATGTGATATTTCTCTCTTTCGTTGGAATTTTCAACATCACAATATTCTAAAATAACTATCGTAAAATCGTCCTTACCGTATTTACGAATAGCATTATTCAAATAATGTGATTGATGTTTTTTGGTTGAAAATGCTTCCGATATATGAGTTTTAAACCGTCCAATATGACCGTATGGTCGATATTTGTTATGGTTCAATATGTGAGATACTGCTTGACCTATATAAACCTTATCTGTGGTTTTGTTTTGTATCTTGTAAATCTCACAATATCTTTTTGATGAATCACATAAAATTTCATTTGATAAATGTATGTTTGGATGGTGGCACGTCATTATTAATATAATATATATAACTAACTTTAACAACTTTTGACTAGGAGGTAGCACGCTTTTCACGCCTCCTGTTTTCGACAGAGATGTTTATCGAAGTCTGCATTATAAGGTTTCGTACAACCAACATTCATACGAAACGTATCGCCCTGGTACATAATACGCGCAATATGACACATCATACTCATCCTATGAAGTGTCGGCTGGCGATTGAAGAGGATAGCGTCGCCATCCATCATGTGACGATGAACGATGTCGCCATTATTCAGCACAATATTCGCGCGGTCGGCATAACGAAGCGAAATCGATTCGCCCGTCTTCCGCTCCAGGATTTTCGAGCCGGGATACTCATCCGGACCCGCGCGAACCAATCGAAGCAGGAATTTCTTATTTCGGTCATTCACTACGACCGGCTTCGTAATATTCTTCGCGATTTTGAGTGGAACACCGAGCTCACGAATAGAGAGGTTGGGGTCAGGTGTAATCACCGAACGCGCCGAAAAATCAACACGTTTTCCCATCAAATTCCCGCGGACGCGACCTCCCTTTCCATTCAGGCGTTCCTGGATGGATTTCAGAGGACGACCTGACCTCTGTGCGACTGGCGCACAACCCGGAATGTTATTATTGACCTGGGTTGCAACATAGTATTGGAGCATCATGTGCCAGCCATCGATGACATTTGCCGGCGCACCCTCGTTGATTTTGTCTTGAAGTGTCGTATTGGCCTTGATGATATTTACGATAATATGGGTGATGTCATCCTCGCTGCGCTGTGACCCGTCCATCTTCACCGACGGCCTGACAGCGGGGGGCGGAATCGCGAGAACCTGACAAACCATCCAATCCGGTCGTGAAAACACCGGACTAAATCCCATAAACTCGACGTCCTCATCGCTAATTCTGCGGAAGATTTTGATGACAATTTCAGGTGTGAGTTTCATCGACAAGGAACCGTCTTTGTCAGTATCCGCAGCACTTGCGCCGATGCTTGTGGCAGTAGTCTCTTCTAAAATTCCTTTGACGTTGTCCCATTCGGCGTAAATTTTACCTAGACCAGCTTTCATCGTTATACGATTGGGCTGGAGACAGCCGCAACCCGTCTCTGTATCTTCACCGCATCGCTTAATCTTGCTTGCGATACGAAATACGTTGGTCCATCTCTCGTCGGCAGGTAATGAAAGGAATTGTTTGTTGGCGGATTTGCTCATACGAAGCGCACTACACTTGATGCAAACACAACGAAGAATCTTGACAATCGTTCCTAGATATTGATAGTAGAACACCGGGCGAGCCAGTTTGATATGTCCAAAATATCCCGGACATTTCATATAATCCAGACCGTCCGTCGGGCAAATGACACCTGGGTCAATCGGACCCATCCTCGGGTCAAATAGACCTCCAATAACCGGCTTATTATTTACATATGTTTCACGATTGGTAATTTCAGCGACGGATCCTTTCAATATTTCTTCAGGCGACATAATACTAAATTGAATGCCGATGATTTTCGAAACGGGAGTGTTCGTTGTTGCCATTTTATGTGTGAAACCTTTCGTGTTCGGTCTTCTTATATACCTACTATAATATTTAGATTGTTTTCAATTTTGTTGAATTTATGAATTTTGAATGATAATTGTTATACATGTGTGAATATGACGTAGCATCCAAAAAAATTGAAATGGATTTCTAGATCGAACATCAACATCATCGGACTACGCATCAGCATAATGTCGCCTTTTATCATCAAGAAAAATAAGAAGACCCCCATCCGTCTCGCCGGAGGCAAGCCTACATATAAGAAGCATCGCGACGATGAGGACAAAGGTATTCCTGAATCTGAATCTGGCTCTGGTTCGGACTCTGAAGGAGGAGAATCATCATCCATCTCCGTTTCTGTGCCACAACGTCGCAACACTCGTAACACCGTTACAAAAAAAACCAAAACCGCAGCTGCGAATATGGTGGTTGGAAAAATCGCGGAGGCACTTGCTTCATCGGTGATTGCAGCCGCGATTGCCAACAGCAAAGGAAGGAAAAAGAACGTATTGCGCAGAAAGTCCAAGCGTGACGACGACGAGGACGAGGATGACCACGAGGAAGAAGAGGATGTAAGTGTCGAAGGCTCCAGCGACGACGATGAGGAGGAGAATATCGAAGACAGCGAAGACGACGACGAGGACGATGACGACGAGGACCAAGACAGCGAAGACGATGACGATGACAGCGAAGACGACGAGGACGATGACGACGATGACAGCGATTATGACGATGAAGACGAAGACGAAAGTTATGACAGCGACGACAGCGATAACAGCAGCGAAGCAGAAATCGCGCGCCACAAGAAGCATCAAAAGGAGATGGAACAGCGTTGTGACAAGAACAAGAAGAATCTCACCGATATCAAAGAAACGATTCAGTCACTCACCACAACGATGTCATCCAATACATCTCTTGCCAATAACAAGTTCATGAAGAAGCAGCTCGAAGAAATGAAGCAAAAGCAGCGCGACATCGAGTATCAGCTCCGCGCAGATGAAAAGAAGCGCGACAAGTTGAATGTGAAGGAGTTCAAGACACTTCTTCGAAAGAAGAATTCAACGAACGACCTCCGCTATTTCCGTCGCCACATGACACCGGAACAGCAGCAAAAAGTCATCACAGACCTGAAACAAATCCATGCGGTCAGCATCATTCAAAAACCATACCGTCTTTCCCTTCTGGAGACCGACATTCCAATTGGATTCAAGGCGATCGCGATGCGGAAAATCAACTCGCTTCGTCACATGGAGCCAGGATGTGGTGAGTATTACAAGGTAAAGAACTGGGTGGATACGTTCATGAAGATTCCCTTCAACAAGACCAGAAACCTCCCCCTCACTATAGAGGACGGTCTGCAGCGCTGCAGCGAGTTTATGGAAGCATCGAAGACCACACTCGACAGCGCGGTGTACGGGCTCAACGACGCGAAGCTCCAGATTATGCAGATGGTCGGTCAGTGGATTTCCAACCCAACCGCTATGGGAAGTGCAATCGCGATCAAGGGTCCGATGGGAACCGGAAAGACGTCACTTGTCAAGGAGGGTATCAGCAAAATCCTCGGCCGCGACTTTGCGTTTATTGCGCTCGGTGGTGCAACCGACAGCAGCTTCTTGGAAGGACACTCTTACACATACGAAGGCAGTACTTGGGGCAAGATCGTTGAAATCATCATCCAGTGCGGTTCCATGAACCCGGTCATCTACTTCGACGAGCTCGACAAAATCAGCGACACAGCGAAGGGCGAGGAAATTGTCGGCATCCTGACGCATCTCACCGATACGAGTCAGAACTCACAGTTCCACGACCGCTACTTTGCGGAGATCGACTTTGACTTGAGCAAGTGCCTCTTCATCTTCAGCTACAACGATGAAAGCAAAGTGAATCCCATCCTGCTCGATAGGATGTATCGTATCAACACATCAGGATACAACAAGAAGGACAAGACGCAAATCGCGCAAAAGTATCTCATCCCCAAGATTTGCACAGAGGTCGGATTTCGCGAAGGAGATATTGCGATACCGGATTCGGTCATCGAGCACATCGTGGAGAACTACACAGAGAAGGAGGAGGGTGTTCGCAACCTGAAGCGGTGCTTGGAGGTCGTCCATCGCAAGTTGAACTTGTATCGCCTCATCAAGCCGGACACGCCTCTGTTCGAGAAGGAAATGTCGCTGAAGGTCGCGTTCCCGTTCGCGGTAACAAATGAAGTCGTCGATAAGTTGGTCAAGCAGGCCACCGATGACAAGCGTGTAAATTTGAGTTTGTATTTGTAATATCAATAATCAGTAATCAGTAATCAATAATCAATAAAAAATATATAAAGATTTTTTTTAGATATACATATTACGATTTTTATATAATTCACATGACATCTTCACCTCCTATTTCCGTGTTTTTTAACAACTTCTGGCCTGGGTTTGTTGAAAAAACCGACATCATGGATTCCACCTTTTTCGTTCAACTATTGGGAAGAACATACAACGCGCCAATACATGTATCGCATACTCCAGATAACGCAACTATTTTGGTTGAATCTATATTTGGGAATTATTCCTATTTACATTACAAGAAATGGGACGCAACCATTTTATTTACAGGTGAATCTGATTATTCAAATACGAGGAATGTAAGTCAATATGATTGCGTGTTAGGATTTGAAGATACGCGTGATAACTTTGTGAAGTGCCCTCTATGTATTATATTTTTAGTTACAAATCCAAGTATTTTGAAAGAGATTGAAAATGTAGATAGACCCGTACCTAGCGATATCCCACCCAATCACGCATCAATCATTATTTCCAACGCATATCATGGTAATGAACGGTTACAGTTCTTCAATACTGTAAAACAAAAGATGACCGTGTTCTCTGGAGGTAAATATGAAAACAACGTCGAAGTTGTAGTTCCTGGAAGTTATAATTCTTCTGAAATGGTGGATTTTTATAAGAGGGGTAAGTTTGCAATCACCATGGAAAATAATGACAAACCGTATTACGTTACTGAAAAAATAGTAAATGGCCTTCGCGCTGGTGTCATTCCGGTGTATTGGGGTACGTCACGTGTCAGCGAGTTTTTTAACCCACGTCGGTTTCTTCATTTAAAGAGCGAACCGACAAATGAGGATATGGCCGTGTTAATTGAACAAATGAAAAATATGACAGACCAGGAGTATTTGGATATTATCCGCGAACCGATTATGGTTCGGCCGGTGAATGAGGTTTACGCTGAAATATTGGCGTCTGTAAAAAAAATACTTACCGCGTCGTCCTCGTAACCTGTGTAAATCGTGTTATTTGTTGTTAGTTATAATAATACCCCCCACAAGTGTCGGGTTCGTAGTCAGAGCCGTCGTTGTCGAGTTCGTCCACCTCCATCATACAACAAGCATCGGCGGCATCTCCATGAGATTCGTTGAAGAGCTCGTTCCAGGCTTTTTCTTCTTCTTCCTTTTCAGCGGCGGCAGCGGTAGTGTAGCTGTTCAAAATTGTTTTGGTAATCCATTCGAATGCCTGAACGGCATCATCGGTGATGATTGTCTCGGCCAGCACCTGATTCATGAACTCGTCGAACACCACTGCATTTGACAGAATTTCTTTGACGACAATTCGAATTTGGCCGTCGGGATTTGAAGACGCGTCCACGTAGTAATCAGCGTCGTCCATCGCGTCCTTTTGTGTGTTAAACCACCACACCGTTGCACAGTATTCAACCATCGCAAGTTGCTGGCATTTTTGAATGAACTCACGGCCTTTTTCGGCGTGGTGCATGATGCCGCCGATTGCGTTTTCAGTTGCGACTTGGTAGGCGAGAATGAGGTTTTGGCGGATCACAAGAACGAGACTGTTAATCTCTTTGAGGATTTTGCTCGCCACAGTCTGATGATGCTGCTTGGATGCTGCGTCCATCTGTTTCAGCATGAGAACGCACGGATGATTTTCGCGAGGGTCATTTTCAAGTTCATTTTCGAAACCCATGATGGTGTAATTGAATGCGACCTCGTTTTTGAAATGTAATCGCGCACGGCAGTTCTGGCGATGAGTTGTTTTGCGGTGTTGCTTGTTGTCGACAAGCATTTTGCGAAATCGTTCGAGTTGTTGCACCGCGACGTTGATTGCGGTTTCAGCATGTTCTGTGCCAGTCGTTTCGGCGGTGATGGTTTTGCGGATGAAATCAACATGTGTGACACAGCGCATTTCAGCTTGATGATGATGCCAAGGGCGGCAAATGAACGAATTGTCGTATTTGATTGAAGCAAGAGGACTGCTGAGTCCGGCTTCAAACACCGTTTTGATTTGATTCTTCATCTCCAAGAAACGCGACATGTATTCCTGGAGTTCCTTGGGTCCTTTGATGTAGATTGGAAAAGCAGCAGCCATTCCGGTGATTCCATTCGTCGATGATGATGATGCCATTATGTCTTGTATGTTTGCGTGACGCTACTATCTGCATCATTTCATAAAAAAGATTTCAATTTTTTTCAGATTGTGTGAATACAGTCATACAATCTGAAAATAAATTTAATACAAACAAATAAATTAGACACCCGAGTCCGATGTGCGGTTGCCGCCGCGAGTATTCAAATAGTTGATTTGCTCAGGAGTAATGCACGCACAACCGGTGCTAGATGAATAAGCCGCCGGGCAGCATTCGGGCTTGAACTTATTCTTTGCAAAAATAACCATTTCGCCGTTCTTAAGAGGTTCATCGGCGGTATAAGCGCTTCCGGTATTGTTGATTATACCATAACCAAATTCAGACGCATAAGTGTTGGCCTTAGTAACCCACATACCCGCAACATCACCGTTCTGAACCTCATTTATATCAGACCCCATAACCGCCATACCTTCGCGTCCATCCTTTTTAACCGGAATAACTTCTTCACGCGGGGCTGGACCAAATCCGTCTTTTTTTCCACCGCTAATTACGTTTAACCCTGACTGAAAAACAGTAGGTAACCCGCCCATATCAAACATACCTTCTTTATTTCCAGTCATTCCGTCCTTTTTAGCTTTCTCTACAGTAGCCGCGGTAGCAGCAATAATGTCTGGAACAGGTTGTTTTTTTGAAATGACTTCAACTGCATCCTTTGACGCCTTTTCTACAGATGTGGTAGACCCAGGAGTTCCAACATCTTTGCTGTCCATACCTTCTTTTATTAAGACATTATGATTCATCAGGTAATCAAAGACAGGATACCTGCAACAACTACACATCAAATTGGCGCCAATAAATAGCGTCGCTAGTACCAGTAAAATAAGTTTATAATTCATTATTTTTACGATTAGACTACAATTATAATAAATAAATAGATTATATTTCGGTGAGATATAGGTTGTTGTCTGTGAATCGCTAAAAAGTCTCCCTAAACTAATCGTCTGGTGAAGGTATTCGATTTGTTCTTTGTCGCGTAATTTGTCGCGAAACAGTACCTAATAAAATAAGTGGAATTGCAATCGTTAGAAAAACGGCAATAGCCGCAATCGCGAGTACCCAGCCTACGAAAGGAATATACCAAAGAACAATAATAACAATCATCATAATAATCAAAATTATAATAACCAGTTCATAGATTGACCCTATGAGTGAATAAAACGACCATAATACTCCAACGAACGTCAATAAAAACGTTGCTAATATACCCTTTATTTTTTGAAAGAAATCAACCATTTTTATAAGCATATTTTGTACTGGAATAATGATGTTTTGTATACGATAAAATACCGTCAAAAATATATTTTTGAGCGAGTCTCTCATGCGGTTAAAAAGTATTCGAAATTTCTCAATCACCTCCAGAATATTTTTGAATATCCCCATAATAACATTAAAAATAACATATACCATACTCATAGGACGGTCAAACACACCTTTTGTGCTATTCGCGCTGCATTCCATGAAATTTTGTTTAGTATATTCTAGCGCACTTACTCCATCTGGTGCATTAATCCAACCGGCAAAGGGCATGACATCCGGGCGGCATCTATATTCTGGCCAGTCACGTTTCACTTCCATCAATTTATTCTGGATTTGAAAATAGGTGACTGCCGACATAAAAATAAATATAACGAGACATACCTTAATAATATCGATACCATAACGACCCGAAAATGTATTGTCACCATACAAATAATTCAATCGTTCAATAATCGGTTGTTTCTTTAGTTTCTCTAATTTTTCGTCTAATTCAGTACTTCCTTGTTTTGCATAATCTTGTAATGATGAAAACACCGACCTTTGAGTTGATGATGTAACCTTATTCACAACTTTATCACTTACTGTTTTTGATACGACGCCTAAATCGACTAGATATCCTTTTAAACCAGAAAATATAACGGCAATTATATTATCCGACATAACTTTCGTATATACAGATATATTTTAGATATATTTGTATATTACTGACTTCGCTTCGCTCAGTTTCGCTCCACTACGCTATAAACGAGACATTCTTATTCAATTGATTTGGCAGTCCATGACCGAACATTACCATATAAATTAGCATAAACGCCGCTATAACAATAGACCTGTCTTCTGCAACAAGAGATGGCTGATTAAATAGGAATCGCATCATCATATAGATGACAATCCCTATCATGGCGGAGTGCGCCAACATAATAGCACCACGTTCGTATGACATTTGTTTTACGGTGTTATATGAAACAGATAGATTATATATCGTTTCATTACTTACGTCCCAAAGAACGTACCATCTGTCCGAATATACCTCCCCATAAACTCTTCATCACCATAAGCGCACTTGACATCACAAACATAAGCGTGGCAAATATACCCGCTATTTTATTGACTAAATCCCTCATCGAGATAATAATGCGCTGAAACCCAATTAAAATATTCGAAAACACGCCAAATATATTTTTGACTATACTTAAAATTTTATCACGCAATCCCCCGATAAATCCACGAATATTTTCGGTGTCTTTGACGATTTTAGTGGCAACACCTCCTACTAATGATATCACATGATTCAACGGCAACATCAAGTATTCCATGTAGCTGCTTTGGGTCGTCTGAATACACTGCATGAAGTTATCTCCGACATCATGACCGAATAGTTTGGCGAATGGCATAACTGCCGGGCTACATCGATATAACGGCCAGTTGTCTTTTACTTTTTTCATTCCAATCGCTAAAATATTGGAAAGGTATAACCCAATAAATACGATAATAATTATTATTGTAAATATGACATCTGTAGACTTCATGATTTATTTGCTTGGTAATGACGATATGAATACGTCTTCAGTTATATTACATGCATATAATATCTATGATAAGCGCGCCGCCGCCGCTCCGCTAAGCAAAGACTTTTCGTAACACCTTTTTGATATTATATGCAATCGTTGAAGTAAGCGAATGGTCATGTCTTCGCGTTGTTTTACGATGATGCTTTGTATGACTAAATTTCACTTTCTTATGACCACGTTCACGCATACCTCCACCAGATTGCGCGTAGGCGTCATTAATACTATTCGATTGCGCCTGATTATGTAAAGCAGTAAAGGTCGCGTTTTGAGCACCAGCACACTGAGGACCACTCGTGCAGGTTGTACCCACTTGTGGCACCGGAATTTGACCTGCTGGAACTGATGAGCCACCTTTCTGCTGCTGCTGCTGCTGCTGCTGCTCCTGCTCCTGGCTCGACACATATTTGCGCCCCTTGTATGTACGAATAAATGACTTGTGCTTACTGCGGCGGTGTCTTTGCGTGCGCTTACGACCACCTGACAAGTTATTTACTGCATTCAACTGTCCTTGCTGAGCCTTAACAGCTTCCATCGTAGCTTGAGGTGTCGCAATATTTGCCGGGACTTGAATATTTGCAGCAGCATAACTTGGTGCTTGTGGTGTTTCCTGTATTTTGAGAGACATATTGTCGACGACGAAATACTATATATATCACTAATAAAATAAAGATAAATATACGTTTAGCGTTTGAATACAGTCTAAATATTACACCGGTAGTATATACATAGACCTTTACGCATATCACGAATAAGTATGGATCCGGAACAACGCATTCACCTTCAAAAAATGATCGACGCCAACGACACCGAAGACCACACCGAGGTCATTCGTCGCGTAAAACATAGTTCGCAAATCTACCAGGATGTTACGACGATGATTCAATTGAAGCGCGATTATTCTCGTTTAGCCAAATCGAATCCCAAACAATTTGACGCGATGTGTGTCTCGCGCTGCACTTTCTTATTCACGTATTACACCGATTTATACAATCGATTGAAGACCGGTGAAATCGACCTAAATCTCATGTTTAAGATGATACGCATACTCCGAGAGATAGAGGACGGTAAGCTTGACCAGCATGAGGGGTCGTATGAGGTTGGTAAGATTTTAAAGAGCATCTACGTGGATAGTGCTCTGAAGCGGTCGGAGAACTTGGACGCGGAGCAGGCTGCGAAAGAGAAACGAGGAACGACGAAGGCGGCAAAGACGTCACGACCGGCCATTCCTGAGAAGAAGATTAGTTGGGCGGATTTCAAGGCCGCGCAGCAGCAGCAGGCAAAGGATTCATAAATACGATATAACCATTCAGGTATGTCGCAAATGAAACCCACACGAGATACGGGACAAGTAAATACGCCGCGAGACGGCTCACCTGATAAAACGCGCTAATATTTAGGGCGATGAATGCAAGCATTCCCATGATGATAACAAAGCTCAAATCGGGGCGCGCATATCTAAAGAAAATTACCGACCACGAGAGATTAAGAATCCACGCAGCGCAATAATAGAGAAACCCAACCGAACGTACAGTCCCGCCATTTGTCAGGAAAATTATACCGGACGCGATAATGAGAGCATATAATATTGTCCATGCGACGGAAATGAACCAACCGGGCGGGGTAAGGGGGGATTGGTTGAGAGATTTGTACCAGTTGGAGTTGGCGGAATTCATATGTGCTTATATTAAACCTTTGGATATTTAAACGCCGACTTTGTGAGGGGATGAACGGGTGATTGATTACAGGTAATTTACATTCAATAAAATATTACATTTTACAAAAAACTTGTCTAAAAACACTTTTTTGTAAAATATTGAATTAACCCAAACACAACCATTCACATTAAGCACCCCCCTCACTATGGGGCGCGGTTTCAAATATTCGCTCTGGTATAAATAATTTTGTGTCACCTTTAATGGCGTGTCTTCCGAGACTTCTTGGACTTACGAGACTTCTTGGACTTACGAGACTTCTTGTAATTCCGGGACTTCTTGTAATTCCGGGACTTCTTCAAGCCGCCTTTCTTACTGCTATAAAGCGCAGTGAGGGCATTCTTAATAATTTTATCACGGGCTTTCTCTTGTTCATTTGGAGTGCCATTCATAACGTATCTATTACTAACTTCCACAGCATCTAATTTATTAGCAGTTTCAAGTTCTTTCACTTTTGTAAATGCTTCTTCTGGTGTAAGATTGTCAAACTCAATGTAGTCTTTATTTTGAGTACCAAAAACATTTGTAGAACCACGAAACTGTCTATCAGGTGCGAATATACTTTCGTCCATATAATTAAATTCGTTATATTATAATATAATATTATATTTCTTCATAAATGAAATTATTATTTATAAACCAGTATAAAATTGAATGCGTATTTTGTATATGATTATACAACATACACATGCCTCCCAAGTTCAAAGTCAAGCCATCGACTCCTCGTGCAGCGGTTCCCGCGCCGGCTACGGCCGCATCTCGTCCCGCTTCCGCCGCCTCGGCTCACAACAAAAGTCGTTCGCTCGTCATCGTCGAATCCCCCGCCAAGTGTCAGAAAATAGAGAATTACCTCGGTAAAGATAAATACATGTGTCTCGCTAGTTTCGGGCATATCCGAGAGATTGCCGACGGGTTAAAATCCATCGACGTCGACCACGATTTCGCAATCAAGTTCGCTATTATGTCGTCGAAGCAAGGCCAGGTAGCGAAACTCCGCGCCGCGATTGCCGACGCCTCTGAGGTCATCCTCGCCACTGACGACGACCGTGAAGGCGAAGCGATAGCATGGCATCTCTGTCAAGTCTTCAATCTCTCGGTGCTTACAACCAAAAGGATTATATTCCATGAAATAACGGAACCCGCGCTCAAGGCCGCCGTCGCTGCGCCCCGAACTATCAATATGTCCATCGTTCTTGCACAGCAGGCACGTCAGGTGCTTGACCTTGTTGTCGGTTATAAAATATCTCCTGTATTATGGACATATGTTGCACATACAAATCTCTCGGCGGGGCGTTGTCAGACTCCGGCGTTGCGTCTCATCTACGATAATTATAAAGAGATTGAAGCATCAACCGCTACGCTTGTGTATTCTGTATCTGGTATCTTCACCAAACTTAATCTTACATTTCATCTCTCGAGAGAAATAGAATCCACCGGAGACTCTTCCGGAGAAAAATCTCTCGAACTATTCATTCGTGAAACTGCCGCGGCGCCGGATTCCGGGTTTCGTGCGACTGTTGGTGGTACGAAAAAAGCTACAAAGGCACCGCCGTCGCCCTATTCTACAAGCACGCTTCAGCAAGCCGCAAGTAACGACCTGCATCTCTCGCCAAAAGATACGATGTCCGTCGCGCAGAAGCTATACGAGCAGGGGTATATTACATATATGAGAACAGATAGTAAGGTGTATTCTGCTGAATTCGTGGCGAAGGCGTGTGACTATATTCGGAAACGTTTCGCGGGTGCTGGACCCGGTGCAGGTGATGAACTCATCGGAAATCTCTCATCTGTTTCCTCTTCTTCGAAGAAAGACGCCGCCGCCGCGGCTCACGAAGCCATCCGACCCACCGATATCTCTCGAACTTTACTTCCACAATCTTGTCATCCGAGAGAACACCGACTATATTCTATCATTCATCGGAATACTCTTGAGAGTTTAATGGCGCCGGCAATATGTCAAACAATCACGATGGCGATTTCTTCGCCGGTCACGGTCGCAAGCACAGCATGTGAATATAGATATACTGCAGAACAGGTCATAAAACCGGGGTGGAAACTCGTCGCAGGCGGGTATGACACCGAAGCGAGAGAATATACGTATTTTGCGTCCATGGCCGCCTCGTCCGCGTCCGCATCCGCTTCTGTTATGCCCTTCAAACGTATCATGACCAAATGCTCCCTTCGAAACTCTAAATCGCATTATACTGAATCAGGGCTAGTCCAACTCCTCGAAAAAATGGGTATCGGTCGTCCATCTACATTCTCCAGTCTTATCGATAAAATCCAAGAACGTGGATATGTGAAACTTCAGGATGTCCGCGGTAAATCTCTCGAATGTCGCGAGTTCGTGATTTCAGAGAACAAATCCATCGAATCAAAAACAGAAGTTCGAGAGATTGGCGGCGAGTCCCGGAAACTCGTTATTCAGCCTCTCGGAATCGTCGTTATCGAGTTCCTTCTGGAACATTTCGCACCTCTCTTCGAATACGAATTCACGAAAAATATGGAGAATCAGCTCGATGAAATTGCAGCAGATGGAATGGTATGGCATGAACTGTGTTATAAATGTTGGTTTGATGTCGCCGCGCAATTACGAGAACTTAAAGAGCGAGGTGTCGTAAAAGAAGAAATACATATCGACGACCGGCATTCATATATATTGGGTAAAAACGGCCCGGTTATTCGGTGTCGTGTCGCCGATGATGGTGTATCGCAAACGATACACTCGGACAGCGACGGTGATGACGACGGCGACGAGGCGACGGATGTATCGAAAACGATACACAAGAAACCGAAATTCATATTTAAAAGTGTCAGACCAGACCTTGAATATGCGAAAATCCTGCGCGGGGAGTATTCTCTCGCATACATGCTTGGAGAAGAAGGAGGAACCGGCAGCGGAGTTGCATCTTCATCGTCGCCTGCACCAATATCAGTTGCTGGTGGCCGCCTTATGGGACAATATCAAGGTCAGGATGTTATTATTAAAAGTGGGAAATATGGTGCGTATGTAACATGGGGGAATACAAATCTCTCGTTACGTCCGTTGCTGCAACAAGGTGGGAGTGCTCCGACTATTGCGGCGGCGGCGGCGGGTGGCAAATACGCTCATAAATCAAAAACGACGACAAATCAAAAATCAGAGTTTGATTTGACATTAGAAAACGTGATAATGTTTATTGAGAGAAACAGTGCGCCGGCGGTTGTAGAAGATAAAGACGGAGAACCTTCCGCGTCCGCGTCCGCCACGTATATCCAAGGCCAAATCTTACGCACACTAGACGAAAATACGACGATACGATATGGAAGATATGGACCGTATATCTTTCATAAAACACAGAAAATGACAAAACCCGCGTTCGTCGCGCTTAAGGGGTTCGCTGAACTGCACGGGAATTATAATACATGCGACGCGGCGGTGTTACGGGAGTGGATTGCGGCGGATGCGGCTGCGCCGGCGAAACCTAAACCGAAATTCGGGTTTTTCAAGAAGAAGTGAGATTCCTTAATCTACCTACGACGCTTGTTCATTTTACGAGTATTGCGCTTGGAAGAACGACGACGACGGGTGGCGATGCGTTTCTTGGATTGTTTGGAACGACGGCGACCTCCTCTATTCACTTCCATTTCGTTCAATAGTTTTAGATATTCATCATATTCCGCACCTGTTAACGTCTCCCTACGAAGATGAAGGGAATTATAGAGTAGTCTTTCATCAGGAGGTAACTTTTCAAGAGAATTATTCATCTAAAAGTATTCTTTTTATTACAAATATTATTTTTATAAAAAGTAATCCCAAACGTGTTGTATGCCTTCTTCCAGACCAACCTTACACTCAAATCCAAATAATTCGCGGGCTTTCGTAATCACCGGTCGTCTGCACAACGGGTCGTCCTGTGTTTTCGGCAGGTATTTAACTGCGAACGCAGCGTCGCTTTCCCGTTGTAACGCACTTCGAAATACACCGACAAGTTCATTCATCGTAAATTCGCAATCAGGATTACCTATATTGACAGGGCCCGTCGTAAGCACATTCGTATCCGCTCCAGGTGTCGCCATAAACGCAACCAACGCCCTGACTGTATCATCGATGTAGCAAAATGACCTGGTCTGTGACCCGTCGCCATAGATTTCAATCGGCGCACCACGCTTGATTTGGCGAATAAAATTCGTGATAACCCGTCCATCGTCCAAATCCATCCGCGGGCCATACGTATTGAATAGCCGCGCGATTTTCAAGTCTAAATCCGGGAATCTTTTCTGATACTCGTAGATTAATGTCTCCGCCACACGCTTCCCTTCATCATAGCATGACCGCTCGCCGACCGTATTTACATTACCGTAATATGTTTCGGGCTGCGGATGAACGAGAGGATCGCCATATACCTCGCTGGTGGAAGTGAATAACATCTTACAATTGTATAAGACGCAATATTCCAATACACGCTGGGTGCCGTTGATAGAAGTTAGCAGAGTCGACATAGAATATTTTTTGTATTTCTCGGGCGATGCGATAGATGCAAGATGGTAGATTTCATCTACATGTTCGCCGAATAATGCCGGACATACAGGTTTCGTGATGTCATAATCAATAAATAAGAATCTTGGATGATTGCGTATCTCTCGCAAATTGTCGAGAGACCCGGTAATAAGATTATCCACGCAAATGACGTAATTCTCATGACTTTGTGTGATAAGGTGGATGCATAGGTTAGATCCGATGAAACCGGCGCCACCAGTTACAACGATGGTTTTTGGCATAATGAAAGGGAACGAAGGGATGAAAGGGAACGAATGGATGGACGGGATATATTTACATAATGTAATTATTATCTAAATAGTGTATAACCGATATTCATATACAAAACAAATGGAAAACATCGCCGGGCCGAATGACCTCGTCCCGTCATTCAAAATTTTCTCGATGCTAATCATCATCACCATCGTCATCAAAATGATTTTTCAATACAGTTATAATGAAAATGCCGCTCCGTCATTTAGCGATGTAAATAGTCTTATAGATATATCTCTCATCAAAGATGAAATCAAAAAGAAAGACTCATCAGACCTAAAGAAAGATGTTACCGTATATTTCAAGTCATATATTTTCTACTACTTGACGCTTTTATGGACTGTTTGCTTGATGATTACAATCGTTTCAATCACACTCAATAAATACAACCCAGATAAACCGGGATGTATGATGCGAATGAGTTTATTAAATGTAGTGCCAATTACATTATTTATGCTTTTACTAGGATGGATTATTTATCAAAATACTGTTTATTATAATAAAATCAATTCAGGGCATGTTGCAGAAACGTATGTCACATTTGATATTGCGGTGAATATTCTTCTTCTAGCACAGGCTGGAATTATGTATGCGTATATCAATCAGCAGATGCTGTGCTCATCGGAAATGGGGCAGTATAGTGAAGCGATGTCGAAGTACGGGCCTTATATTGCCGGATTTATTGCACTTCTTGCTGGTGGATGCATGGCCCTTAACGAAATCATTTTACGGTTCTTTACGACGGACGGGTAACTCTCTTGATATTACTCCATTGCCTGAACGGCAATTGCGTAATATCAAGACCTAGTAATATCCGACTCCGAAATGTGAAACATCATGCCTCCACGACCTATAAACCCCGACTCCGAAATGTGAAACATCATGCCTCCACGACCTATAAACCCCGACTCCGAAATGATAACCGTATTGCCTCAAGACCTAGTAATATCCGACTCCGAAATGTGAAACATCAGTAATACATGACGGTGATGTGACCCACCCCCATCTGACCCGGAATCGGCAAGGTTTTGGTGATGCGCAACGGGCCGGGAAATCCCGGCCTTGGAGCATTACCAAAAAAGACTAGATAAACTTATATGTCAATCCGCAACCACCTTCATTCTCCCATATACCTGATATTTTTATAATGAAATGCTGAAATTGCGGTTTATCATTATAGTGAAAATCATTTTTCCATACACTAATTACCCCGCTGCGTATTTGTTGTATGATATCCATAGATTTTTGCCGCTGGGATGGTGATGACGCTGGATGTTCCAGACGCAGCCATTTATCTAATATACCGGTTTCTATTCTCTGAAAAATAGACAACATCGCGTGATTATGATCATGATTCGGGTCAAAAATACAATTGTATATATTACTGTTGAAATTTTGCTCGATTTGTCGAACAAATAACTCAAACTGAATATATATTCCATTCATCATGAAATCAGAAGTCGAATATGTTATACGATTGAATGTACTATTCGAAATATGAGTATTAGGTTTTTTTTCCGTAAAATATACTTGTGTTCCTTTATATTCAGTAGGCGTTATTACCACATTCATATTTATCCTTCTGTTGTATTGTATTATATTCGACGTACGATTACACAGCATATACTGATCGGTTTAAGTAAAAATAATGTTTTGTATATGTATATATGATGAACACCAACATGAAATACCGTATCACGAATTACACGCGTAAAATGGCGCATAAAATCGGCGTGACAGTAAAACCATCAACAAATCCAGAGAAAAAAATCGACGTATTTCGAAAATCACGCAAAATAGCGAGTGTTGGCGCTGCAGGTATGAATGATTTCCCGACATATATTCGCACACGCGGTATGAACTATGCAAAAACCCGCCGACGACTATATAAAATGCGTCATGAACGCGACCGACACGTCAAATGGAGTAATGGATGGTTGGCGGATAAATTACTTTGGTAACGCCGCGACCCACAAGTGCGTATTTTTGATTTACATAAAAAACAGGTATAAATCAAGAACATAAATACATATAATCCAATATACCCTTCGGCATCGTCATGAAATTCTTCGAATCACATTTTATCGAATATGTCAATAAGGTAAATGAGTATTCGCTGCATCCTATCATAAAAAAGACGTTTTCGGCATTTCCGCCTGATATTCAAACCTTACCAAGTATGATAATGTACGGTCCAAGTGGTATCGGAAAGTATAGTCACGCACTGTATATGATTTCGCGATACAGTCCTTCACATCTCAAATACGAAAAACGTATTGCAGTGGCATACAACAAAGAGACTTTTTTCATGAAAATAAGCGACTGTCATTTTGAGGTAGATATGTCTCTCCTCGGATGCAATTCCAAACACTTATGGAATGAAATTTATAATCAAATTCAAGATATTGTCAGTGCGCGACCGCAGAATACCGCATTCGTAATGTGTAAGAATTTCCATAAAATACATAGCGAATTATTAGAAACATTTTATAGTTATATGTTGTCGTCTGAGCATGTATCTCTCAAATTCATAATTCTCTCGGACCATGTAAGTTGGCTTCCGGACAATATACTTCATAGATGTAAATTGATTCCATTCAAGCGCCCTAGCGCCACCGCATATAACAAATGTCTGAGGGTGCAGGCGGTATCCCAAAAGGATTCACATACATCAGATATCATCAAAGAAACGCCTGTTCGACTTACTAGCAAATTTCGTCTTGAAATAATAAGTAATATTAAGGCTTTGAAATCGAATGTAACAGAACTCACCGAACCCCATGAAAATATATGTAATTATATTGTGGGGATTATTATCTCTCCTGACAACGAATTAAAATACGACTCTTTGAGAGAATGCTTGTACGACCTTCTTACCTACGATATAAGTATTCAAGAATGTGTTTGGTTTATTCTACGCCGTTTGATAGAAAAGGGATTATTATTGCCGGAAATGATGAATGATATCATGATACAAACATACATTTTTTTGCAGTATTTCAATAATAATTACCGCCCGATATATCATTTAGAGAATTTTGTCTTATTATTAGTATGTAAGATACACGGATACGCACATAAAATACCGAATGTCTAATCCATGTTCATTCCCGTATCCGTATCCAGAAAATATTCAATCATCACTTCATATACTTGGGTTTACCTGTGATGCTACTCCCACATCTCTCAAAGAATTAAATAAACGTTATCATTTACTCGCGTTAAAACATCATCCAGATAAAGCACCGGCAAACATCGATTACGACGGCGCTACCGAAAAATTCAAAGAAATCAACGATGCGCATAAACGCGTGAGAGATTACTTTTATGCTGGATGTAGTACCGGCGACCACGATACCGAAATCAACATGAATACAGGTTATGACAGCATTCTTCAACTTTTTATCAAGACGATCATCGTAAAAATAACAGCGACTAGCCCTCTTGCCCCCGACTCGAATTCAATCCAATCTCTCATTCATGGAATCATAACAAAGGGCATACAATCATCGGTTAAAATATTTCGTAGTATGGACAAACACACATCTCTTATGATATATGATATTCTCTCGAATAATCAAGAATTATTTGGAATCTCTCGAGAGATTATGGATGAACTCACGTGTATCCTTGAAGAAAAGACGAGCGCCGACATGGTTGTCCGTCTTAATCCATCGTTATTGGACATGCTTCTTGACCGCGTGTATATTCTTAATGAAGGTGGCCATTCTTATTATATTCCGTTGTGGCATAGTGAGCTTCACTTTAAACGGCGCGCATCTGCATCAGATGCAGCGTCGTCGCACATGAATGAAGAACATGACATCTCCGGAGAAATCATCGTTTTATGCGAACCCGAACTACCAGATAATATAACGGTCGATGAGGATAATAATATTTACATTTCTCTCGACGTCAATATCCAAGAACTATTTGTCAAGCAAGTTTTACCCGTTGTAATCAACGAACACCATGGATTTGTCTATTATTTGCATGCATGCGATGTAACATTACAATCTTCATCGTCTAATCCCTGGCGACAACGTATATTATTGCGAGGTATCAGTGGAGTCGCTGGTTCTGGCGGTATCGCGAAATGGAATAATCATCAGGGTGGTGGGGATATGTATAAGGTTGGACAACGCGCTAATGTGTATGCGAATGTTAGGTTGCACACCTTGTAATTTTAAGATTTTTTTGAGAAGTTTCGAGTACGACGATTACGACGATTGCGACGACCGCGATTACGGGTACGGCGTTTTGTTCTACCACCATTACTACTATTAGTATTTTTCTTAGTAAAAGGCCCAAAAGGCCTAAGAGAATTTGGAGTTTTGGGTTTTCTTATTCCCGCTTCTCTTAACATATGTTTTATATCTGAACTGCGGGAAATCACCGTATTATATGTATGTTGGTACCTTTCAACGTATTCTTCTGCAATAATGACATGGTAAAGGTTATATACATCGGGGTTAATGACAAATACTATATTGTCATAATCATGTCTTGGCACAGCAATACTGAATGCTGAAGCCGCAGGGTCGTTCGTCCATTCACCAGAACTATGGCTATCTAAATATTTCTTGGCGAATTCATATGCGTCTTTACTATATGTATTTAACGTAATCTCCATTTTTGCGTTATATAATATTACCATATTAGTATTTCATTTTTTACTATTATAAGTAAAAAAATGAAATTACCTGTAAATATGGGTGTTAGTATCAAATGTGGTAAGTAAATATACATAATAATCTGAACATACCTGTAGTCATTATTTTATAACTCCGCACCACCAAATATGTTACTTTACGTTACTTTAGACCTTGCGCACAATCTTCTTCTTGGATGCTGCATCACCTCCAGCGGCGGCGGCAGCGGCGGCGACAACGGGTGCAGGCTTAGCAGCGACTGCTACTGAAGGAGTGCGAGCAGGTGCGGGAGTGGCAACCTCGTCATCATCATCCTCGATAATTGCAGACACGTTGTCATGGTCGTGGTCGCCGCCATCAGCATCACCATCCACATCAGTCGCAATAACCTGTGCGACAATCTTGGTCTTCTCATCATCATCCAGCTTGATATGGCACTTGCCCCTGAGCGACATCTTGGGCTTCACAATCGCCTGAAACAGCTTCCAAGTCACACCGAACTTGCCGTTGGCAAACCAGATACCACCGCACTGAATCGAAACAGCGATGTGACTGCCCTTTGCAATCAAGTCCTGGGGAGACAACGAAGGATTCATAGGGTCGGGGAAAACCGCCTGCATATCAACCCCGTAGAGCTCCAACTCCTTCCAGGCGCCATCCCAGAAGGGCAACTTAACCTTGATAGTAGGCGCACGCGAAGTATCAGCCTCGAGTGTATCCTTGTTCTTGGGGTACTTAAGCACAGGCGTCCAGAGCGCATCCACAGCATCAGCCGTCATCTTGGGCTTGCTGAACCACTCCTTTGAATTTGTGATTGCATCCTCCTTGATTTTCTTCTCGAATGCCGACATATTCTCAAGAAACTTCTTCGTTGCCGGCGTCTCAAATCCCTCATTAGGAAACTGGAGCGCGAGATCATAACTTACCTTACCACTCTTGTCGTCGGTGAATGATTGAACACCCCATGTCAGCATGAGGGGGGATGACAGATTGAGAACGGTGCTCGTCTTTGCATTCACGATGCCGACGCTGCGACCACCCACGGAATTCACCTTGGGCTTTGTATATTTCATGTCGGAAGCGGGATTGAAAGAAGCACCGGGGATAACCATTTCAGAAGCCATTATGATTGCGAGTAGAACGAACGATAAGACGTGTTGTACGATGATATATGTATTCTACGTGAACGTTTAAATCAATTTTTTTGTGATGGATGGAATTCGAATGCTAAATACTCAGTTACTAATGCTCAGTTACTAATGCTCAGTTACTCCGTCGCTCCACGGCGGAGCCGTTCTGCAACTTCATAACTTCGCGCTAACGCCGCTCGATATAGCAGTAAGACTAGCCCGTATGACTAGACCGTAGGTAGGAATTGACGGGGAATGATATTATTACATTCTCCGTCAATATATACTCTATTCGCTTCGCCGGTTAATTCTTACGGCGGAACGCTCGGGTTGTGTTTTTGATGTTGAGCGGCGTCAGCGCGAGGTTGTGTAATCGTGGGACGGCTCCGCCGTTGAGCGATGTAGCAACCGAGCAACTAGCAGCGCTTCTTATCAAAAATAGAAACAACTTCCCTCACTAGGAGGTCAAACTCGTCTCGCTGTGTTACAGAAAGATTGAGTGTAAGCTTCAATTTCGAGAGAATATCCTGAAGACGCGTGCGCTCCTTCTCAATATCAGCGGTTTTCTGTGACTGAATCTTGTAATCATTCGCGAGAGTATTAAGACGTTTCAGCTCCGCGGAGTAATCAGTATTCTCTTTTTGAATCAGGGTCTTGTATTTGTTATAATGATTCATAAATGCAGTAGCGACAAATCCAGAGATATTATAAGTATTAAAATGAATGCCGGTAAGAAGCCGAACCATTTCATCCTTGTACTCATCCTTGACTATTTTATTATCAACAACGGTCTTGACCGCCTGGATATGAGTTGCTAGCTCGTTGAGAGATTTCAAGAAAGCGGGACGTATCGCGTCGAGAGATTGAAGATAATTCGTATCTGCGATAAGTTTCTTGTAATGTGTCTGAATGGTACTATTGAGCTTTTCAGTCTCCTCGTACAGTTTCTTCATATTTACACGGGCGGTTTCAAGGCGAACCTGCTCATTTTGAAGAGTAACACTCACGCCGTTGAAATTGTTACGATTTTCAGTTTCGACCTTCACTTGCTCGTCACTCGTTTCCTTCATCAAAGACAATAACTTATCCTGAAATTTAGTGAGCTTAACGTTGGCCTTGGACTTAGCCTGGATGATTTCATCGATGACTGATTGTTTGGTAGCGAGAGAAGGAGCTGGGACAGGAGCAGCCTTGGGTGCAGCCGGAGCGGGAGTCGCAACGACAACGGGTGCAGGGGCCACCTTGGGTGAAGCCGGAGCGGGAGTCGCAACGACAACCGGGGCAGGAGCAGCCTTTGCTACAGCAGCAGCTGGGGCGGGAGTCACTACGACGACAGGGGCAGGAGCCATAAAATAGCGGCAAAACACGCGATTGTGATTATTATTGTCACTCGTCCATAACCACTCAGCGTCGGCAGGAATATTCGGACGAGAACCGCCACCAACCGAACGCCAAATATTATTGTCCTGATTCTTTCCATAACTAA